ATTGTTGTTAATAAACAGAATCCATATCTATTTGATACCGTGATTGACAACTTGTACAAGGCAGGTGTGTCAGACATTTCTATTGTTGAAGATTTTACTGACACAGTAATTGAGAACGACCAAGAATTGATTGACCAAGCGGAGGACACTATGACTATCCTCGGAAAATATATTGATAATTTGACTTTAAATGTTGAGAGTGATAAACTAAAAACTCTGATGAGAGAACTCTACATTGAGGCATTGAATACAGAAACTACTGAATGATAACCTTTCGTTATGTGCGTTGGAAGAATTTACTTTCAACCGGGAATTATTTTACTGAAATAAAACTAGATAATAACACCAACACACTTGTCGTTGGTGAGAATGGTTCTGGCAAATCAACTATGCTTGATGCATTGTGTTTTGGTTTGTTTGGTAAAGCTTTTCGTAATGTTAACAAACCTAATTTACTTAATTCAATCAACAGTAAAGATTGTATTGTTGAAGTAGAATTCAACACCAATAACAAATCATATAAAATTGTCCGTGGTATCAAACCCAACAAGTTTGAAATCTATTGTGATGGTGAGTTAGTAAATCAAGATGCTGCAGCAAGAGACTACCAAGAATACCTTGAGAAGTTTATTCTTAAACTGAATTACAAATCATTCACACAAATTGTAATACTTGGTTCTGCATCATTTGTTCCTTTCATGCAATTATCGGCATCAGACCGAAGAGCAATCATTGAAGACTTGTTAGACATTCAAATCTTTTCTACCATGAATGGTTTGTTAAAAGATAGGTTGACTAATAACAAAGATGTAATGGCTCAAAGCAAATCTGAAATTGAATTGACACAACAACGATATGATTTACAAGATAAACATATCAAAGGATTAAAACAAAACAATGAAGACAAGGTGAATGAATATGTTAGTGAGATACGAATCAATACAAGTACCATACAAACCTTACATGCAGAAATTGCTAACCTCTCCTCACAAGTCGAAACGCATCAAAACTTGGTGGCAGAAAAAACTTTGGTTGAGGATAAGGTCAAAAAGATTACAAAACTTGAATCTCAGATTGAAAGCAATCTATCCAAATTTCGTAAGGATATCAGTTTCTTTGCACACAATGACGATTGTCCAACGTGCAGGCAGGCCATTGCCACCGAGTTTAAAGAAACGGAGTTACAAACTTTGCAGACCAAAGCCTCAGAATGTGAACATGGTCTAACACAATTAGAAATTAAATTATTGGCAGAACAAAGTAAACTGAATGAAATAACCGAAATTCAAAAACGAATTCAGTCGTTACAGATTGAGATTGCAACCAAGAATACTTCTATTACAGAAACAAACAAATACATTACCAAGTTAGAAAAATTAATTGAAGAATTAAAAACTAACAAGGCCTCTACAGAAAAAGAAGAAGAAGAATTAAAGACATTAAATGATACATTAACTGAGTTAAAGAGTAATTTAAGACACTTAATTGATGAGAAGTCATATTATGAAGTTGCTTCTGGTTTGTTAAAAGATACAGGTATCAAAACAAAGATTATCAAACAATACTTACCAATCATTAACAAATTGGTGAACAAGTACCTTGCATCATTAGATTTCTTTGTGAACTTTAACCTTGATGAATCATTCAAAGAAACAATCAAGTCAAGGCATCGTGATGATTTCACTTACAACAATTTTAGTGAAGGTGAAAAACAACGTATTGATATGGCATTGATGTTGACATGGCGTGCAGTTGCCAAGTTAAAGAATTCATCCAATACTAATTTGTTGATACTTGATGAAGTGTTTGATTCAAGCCTAGATACTAATGGCACAGAAGAACTAATGAAGATTCTTCATATGCTTGAGGGTGTAAATTTGTTTGTGATTTCACATAAAGGTGATATCTTAGTAGACAAGTTTGCCAATGTGATTAGATTTGAAAAGGTAAATAACTTTAGTAGGATAATGAAATGATTGAACTGAGTGAATTTTATAGTGAAAACGGCACAAAGAGTGCAAAAATATACCGAGATGAAAATACTTTCTTTGCCTCAGTAAAAGGTGAAACTGGTGTATACTACACAACTAAATTTCAAAAATTGGAACACGCAGAAGAATTTGCAGAAGATTGGGTAATGAAAGATGAGTGATATATTAAAAATTGATACCGAAGTTGCGGCTGGTATAAAGAAGCTTGGCCCAAGAGTTGAACCCTTAGTAGTGTTCAATGAAAACTTCCCCATGTTAGAAGAAGTTATACCTGAGTTTGTTGGTGTTCTTCCTAATGATAAGATGGCCTTGTTAGTCAAGCGGTTAAAAATGACTATGAAACTTTATAGTGCATTAGGTCTGGCTGCAAATCAATGTGCGGTAAAAGAAAGAGTCTTTGTCATTGGTACTGACCAATTTCAAATGGCATGTATTAATCCAAAAGTACTTTCAGTTTCCGATGAGATTGTGAAAGACAATGAAGGCTGTCTTTCATTTCCTGCTTTCTTTTTGAGTATACCTAGACCAAAATCGATTCAAGTTGAGTATACAGATGAAAATGGAAAAAGAACACAAACACTACTTGAAGGTCTTACTGCAAGATGTTTTTTACATGAGTTAGAACATTTAAATGGTGTTAAATTCACTTCACACGTTGGTTCTGTTGCCATGTCACAGGCCAAAAGAAAACAAAAAAAGTTAATTAAAAAAATTGTGCGAAGAAAAAAATGAAAATAACTATTGCAAGATTGCGTACTGGTTATAATTATAAAGAACCATTACATCAGATTATGGATTCTTTCTATTATCTGTTTAAGAAATACATGGAAAGAAATCCGCAACACACATATGGTGTTTGCAATTTCGGATGGAATGCCGCAAATCGTAAAAAGTTAGATGACATTGTTGATGCCGATGTAATTCTTATTCCTAGTGAAAATGAATTCTTTCAACACATTAAAGGGTATGTTGACCCAAGGCATAAAGAAAGGTCTGACCAATTCATTAATGAAATCGGTAAACACTTAGCCAATAAGCATGTGGCAATCATTCGTAGTGACCGTGCTGATACAGAAGAACTTTACCGCACAAGAACATTCAATTCGCATACAATAGGAAAGTTTTCAACATTTGATGAGACAGATATACCGGGTGGTCTTCATGGAATGAAGTATCACTTTATCACAAGAGCATTACCTGTAAAATTGTATAATGAACAATCTTATGATTTTATCTATTGGGGTTGTGATAAGAGAAAGTTGATTGACAATCAAGAAAGTGGAGATGAAAGGCATTTAATCTTTAAACAGATTAAGAAAGATGCCAAACTCAAAACATATTTTATTGGCAAGTACAATGCAATTAAACCTGACATGAAGATTGATACAATGTATAATCTACTTCCTATTTTAATGGAAGGCAAGAATACATTGTGTTTTAATTGGCTTGACAACAAGGCAGTTACAAGTAGATACCATGAAGCACTTGCATGTGGAATCTTTCCGTTTGTATGGAAAAAATACGATGAAGATAACACATTGGTTGCAGATGAATGGCAGAGAGTGAATTCTTTAGAAGAACTGTATAGTAAGATACCTCAGGCTGAAAGTAAGTTTAATGATATCAAACAGTATTACCTAAATAATACTATCAAAACTGAAGAATGGTATTATGAACAATTTGAAAAACGAATGAATGAAATTTTATAATGGCAAAACATATTGATGATGTAGAGACACAATGGGAAAAGTGGTTAGAATCTAATCCACCTGAGTCTATTGAAGATGTTAACGAAGAAGAACTCCGTGAAAGAACTATCCGTGAATTGACCTATGTTTCACATATGGATGTCAAGGAGTACACTCTATATCAGAAATGGTGTGAGATTAAAGAAAAGTATCCCACAGTTAAAGTTGTTGACTTGTGGGAAGGTGATAAAGAAGTCCTTGCAGATGAGGGACAACGCCGTGCAATTCAGGAAATTAAGGCCAATTTTTGGAACCCAACTGATCCTGATGAATATCTTGCACTTGAACCAGAACTAGTTTGCACAAACAAAGGTAAAGACTTACCTGAATTGTGGAATTCTATTCGTACATTTTCTTCTACAATGAAGAACAACAGTAACATTGGTCGCAACCTAAACTTTATTGTCCGTGATAAACCTACTAAGAAGTATCTTGGTGTGATTTGTGTTAGTTCCGACTTCCTTGATTTAACACCAAGAGATACATTCATTGGATGGACAAGAGAAAAGAAAACTCAAGGTTCAATGATTAATCATACTGCAATCGGTTCTACGATTGTGCCTTTACAACCACTAGGTTACAATTACGTTGGTGGTAAACTTCTTGCATTATTATGCCTGACTACAGACATACAAAAAATGTGGGAACAATCTTATGGTGATAAACTTGTCGGTGTGACAACAACATCATTGTATGGTAAAACAAAGGCAGGTGGATTATCTCAGTATGATAATTTAGATTACTGGCAACCTATGGGATTTACCGCAGGTTCAGTATCATTTGAACCATCCAGAAAAACAAGAAAAGACATTGAACATTGGCTTCGCAAGAATCACACACGAAAATATTTTGAATGGTATGTGGCAACCAATGCTTCTGGTCAACCTTTCAAACGTGACCACAAG